AACAATCGTTATTGCGGATGAAGTGCCAGAAGGAATACTAGTAGTAGCAGATCCAACAAAAACAGTGTCCCCGAGGTTTGTAGAACCAATAGAAACAATAGAGTCTCTAATATCAAAAGAAATTGAACTTATATCATAATCATTAACTGCCGATCTTGTTGGGTAGAAGAGAAGATGTCCATCAATTCCAGTAATACTAAAATCAAAGGATCCCATATCATAGTAGGTATCAACTCCACCATATTGATTGATATATGCTGTTGATCCATCGTGAACAAGAGAAACTATAGAAACTTGTTTCTGTGAAGTAAATCTTCTATCCTTAATAAAAGTTAAATATTTAACAGATCTAGAATCTAATCTAAATGTGTCAACAATACTAAATTGCGTTGATCTTGGATTGCTGTTAAATTCATCACTAATATCATCAATTAAAAGAACTCTATTTCCAACAGATTCGATGTAGTCCTGAAGTACACGAGAACCAAATATTATTTCATCAGATCTAGAACTTCCGTCAACAACAAAGTTATTTTCGGTAACTAAATCAAAATCATAAACACAATTAAGATCAATTGAACGAGAAAGATCTGCAATTCCAGAAACATCTCCTAAGTTTTGTTCAGTATTAATTCCCGAAATAACTGGGGAAGATTCAACAACTAAGTCACTAAATCTCTTAAATCCTGCAGTATGATTCAAATTACTTACAGCATCATTCCAAGTATCGACAGGAATTTGAGATTTCAAAGAGTATGAGAAATACTGATAGTAATCATTATCATGAACTCTTTGGAATTGATTGTCTAAGAATCCAGTTTCTGTTTGCCATCCCTTTACAACTATTGAAGCAGATCCAACCACATAGTTTGATCTGGATGTGGTTACATTGCCAATTAAACCACTAGACGTTGAAGTTCTACCTGTTATGAGTTCACCAACATTAAACGTGTCGTTAGTAGAAACTTTTAATGTTTCAGTTATTTCATTCCAATCAACTACAGTTCCAAATGATTCATTGGAAGATACAGTTTCTCCCTTGTTGAAAGTATTTTTCTCAAGAACAACATTGAATATTGGGAAGTGCTTTTGAGGAATAATTCTTCCCGAAGAATTTGCAATATTAAATGTTCCAGGTATCTCCCCATCAGAAAGATAATTTGAAATGTTGTAGGAAACAGTAGCTCCAACACCTCCAATATTTGGATCAGTATTTACTACGGTAAAAAGTGTGTAATTATAGTTTGATGAATTATATCCTTTTCCAGTAGATCCAACACCAACACTAGTGTTTTCAATAAGAACTTTATCTCCCACATTAAATGGAAAATCAGAAACATTGCTAAAACTGGAACCTAAAGTAACAACAACATCTTTGGAAGATGAGATAAATCTGATAGAACTAATTCCAACCCCATTATTATTGTTGACTGGAATGATAGTCGGGGTTACATTATTAATTGATTTGGTATTTTTTAAGATAGTTACTGTTTTGGAGTCTAAATTGTATCTAAGATCAACATCTGACACAATATTATTTGTAAGACCATCTAAAACAACAAGATCAGGTGCAATAGAATAACCTTTTCCTACAGATGATACTCCAATAGATTTAAACGATGCCTGTGGTGTTACTTTTATAACATCAGGAAGTTTTGCTGTTGGTCTTACTGAGTAATCATTTGAATATCCAAATCCAATATCATCAATAGTAGTTTTAATAACTTTTCCAATACTATCGGTAGATAATTCTAAAACTTCACCCGATCCAAACTCCGAAGACACATCTACAATTTCGGGAATAGATTTTAAATTGAGTCCGCCATAGTTTGTGGAAATTGATTCAATTTCACCATAAGCACTGGTTGAATTTGTTATGTATGATATTGAAGAATTTTCCTGATTATATGAAGACCTTTCTGGAGTGTTCGATAATAGATAAGTGAAAGCAGTTGATGCAATTCCTGATATTACTTGATTTCCACTATAGATGCTTTCTTTGATGTTTATTGAACTATTATCAATTATTTCATCATCTACTATAATTTCCTCCTTTACTGTTGGAATAATTTCAAGATTTGTTGGAGTAAGTTTATAGTATATCTTTCTAGGAGTAGAGTCATTTATCTTTAAAGTTACTGTTGCATTAGTGTCAATACCAACTCTTCCCATTTTTATAACTTCAACATTATTTGAATCTGTAAATTTGAATGGGAACTTGAAGTTAGAATCCGTATAAAAATCAAGGTCAAAAGCAGAATACAAAATTCCACTATTTACAAAAGAAAGAGTGGTGCTTGATACATCAAATATCAAGGTACTTTTATTTGTCAAATTGATAGATGGATTTATTGGAGAAATTGATCCATCAGATGATGATGTTATGTCTACTTCATTTCTTTCTACTCTAGATGAGTAATAATAATTGTCGGAAAGTTTAATAGTATTTTTATCAACAACAATCACATAATAAATTGCTTCATTAGAAAGACCTCCAGAAGGTGATGTTGATGTATAAATTACCTTTTGACTGGTGTATAAACCATGATTAGGTATAGTTATTGTATTTCTAGCAGTATCAACGGCAGAAGCCGAGAAATTTAATTTATTAATAATCGATCTTCTATTATAATCATTATAAGAAACTGAAATTTGAGTGGAAATTCCGGAAATAACATTCACGATAACGGAATCACCCAATCTAAGTCCATGTGTTGAAGCAGTAGAAACGGTTGCTTCATTTTTGGAAATATTACCAATTAAGATGTTTTGGTAATTAGTGGTAAAACTATGAATTTCTCCAGAACCAAAATTGGTAAAATACAGAAGATTTGCTGCAGTAGATATGCCGGCATAATAACCAGTAGTTCCCAACCCAACTCTGTAAGAACTAATGCCAATTAGATCAGATGTCAGTTTTGTTGCATAAACTACAGAATTTTCTGGCAGTTGGTATGAAAATACACCATCTGTAGAAATTGATATACGATTTCCTCCATTTGATGAATAAATCAACTCATCTCCAGATGCTAACTGATGATTTGGAATATAGATTGATCTTGTAGGAATCGAGATTTGAGTAGCACCAACTCCTGGATTTGAAAAAGTTAATGTAGTTGCAACTCCAGGTCCAGAAGTAGTTCCTATACCTAAAGATTCTACTGGATTGAAATAAAGTTCCTTATTTAATTTGTAATTGTAATCATTTTGAATGTTTAAATCAATAGATAGTTTTCTGGTAACTTCAGTTATCGCAATACCAGCAGAATATGTACTAATTCCTGTCGTTTCTCCAATGTTTCTAAGAACTCTTACTCTAGAAGATTGTGTGTCGACATTTAATATTCTTACTCTCTCATTAAGAATCTGATAGACATCGTTTTCTTTTATGAATGTCTCGGAGAGGTTTCCAATTACATTAAAATAAGTGACTAAACCAGTATATACAGTTGATCCAATTCCAGTAGATACTATTAAACTGTTTACTGAATTTGAAATAGTTTTTGTCTGAGAAGTTTCAAAATCAGAAGTAAAAGTTACAATATCTCTGTTATTGAAATAATGTGGTGTGGTTGAAAATGCAACGTACCCATTTCCTGATGGATACAATTCCAAATTCGATAACTCTGAAGTTGCTACACTAACAGAACTTACAGTTTTTCCTTTGACGAAAGAAACACTAGCTACTGGTTTTTTAGAAGAAAGATCTGTATCTTTAAAAATGATCTTATCATTTACTTGATATCCTCTTCCCCCAGTAAGGATACCAACTGAACGTATTGTTCCACTTGATACTGATTTTACATGAGAAATTTGTTCTCTGATTTTGTTTGGATTGTATAAAAACTGATAACCACTATTAGATTTTGTAATATTATATGGTGCGGTATTACGTAACCAATTAGTTTGGTTAATATTAATATCTGACTGATTAGATGATTTTAAGAAATTGAACCCTTCTGGTTTTGATTTGTAAGTATTTCCTATAAAATACGGAAATACTGGTGATTTATAATTTCTAAAAACTCCAACTGATTCTACGTCACCGGAATTGATGGTTGTGAAGTATGCATAAACCCCATTAGGATATTCTGGTGTTACGCAAAATCTTCCATTATTTTCATCAAGATCACCATTACCAATAAACTCATAGTCATCAACAAAGAATCCGGCAGGATACAGAGTTGTACTTGGTCTATTTGGTTGGAGTTTTAACTGATACCCAGAAACCATGGATCTAATAGATCCACCAGTGATTGATGAATATCCATATGGACCATAGATTGGATTTCCATCATAAGCCCATCCAATAATTGGAGAGTGTGCGTTTGATACTACTTCTCTTCCATTGACAATCTGCAAATCTGGTTGATAGAAAATCTGACCGTTTTTAAATCTTGTCGCAAGAACAGAAGATCTTAATTTTCTTGGAGAATAAAGATGGAAGTATTGAATTCCAAAACCAGAAAAACTATCCTCAAGAACACCATCATCATCCGTAATTTGATTTGTTTGTAAGAATCTTTCAAATAAATTAATATTCCATGATTTAATGTTACATTCAAATTTTGCAGACTGTCCAGATGGTGTTACTTCAAGACTAGTATCGGAGTCCAAATATCCAATTCCACCAAATACAACATTTACTGAAGTGATGGTTCCGTTTGAAACTATTGGAGTTAATAATGCACCAGATCCACTTCCATAGACTACTATATTTGGTGCTGAGTTATAATTAATACCAGGATCGTTAATAATAACGTCAACAATTGATCCATTGTTAATTACGGGTGTTAATTGAGATCCGCTTCCATTTAAAAGTAAAAATTCTGGTTGTCTGTTGTAGTTTAATATATCATCAGATCCAAAATTATTTCCTCCATCCTGAACATGGACGGATTCAATACTTCCCCTAAACACTGGTTGGAGTACAGCATTAAAATTCTGTCCGGTTAATGTAGAAACTCCAATTGAACCCGATGCAGTTACTGTTATTGGTTCATAGTTAAAAATATGAATGCCACTACCAGCACCAATAAGATCAACATAATTTTTAGTTACGTAATTTATGTTGATAGGTTGAGTTGTGGAAGTTCCTACTAAAGATAATTTAAAATTATCATCATCAATTTTAGTCACATAATATGTTGAAGTTGATGATAAACCTACTATAGAACTCTCTGTAAAATTATATGTTAATACTTCTTCATTTTGATATCCATGACTTTGGATATTGATGATATTTGATGCTGTATTGATTCCAGATACTGTAGAGGTTCTTTTCTTATTTTCATAACCAGATCCGGGGTTGGTTACTGTGATTGATCCTATTTTTCTTTTCTTATTCGAGGATTTAAATCTTTGAATACCAATCCCATCATTTGATACTGAAATCGTATTTACTCCGAGAATGCTGTCCGAATACGTAGAGTGGAGTTTAATGCCCGTAGAATCGATTACAGACACGAAATAGGACGAATTTGTGGATAATCCCCCAACTACTTTTTGCCCTTGAGGATCATATACAACCTGTTCATAATCTCTAAATTTATGATCACTGATAAATGAAATTTGTCCTGTGGTTGCGTTGATAGCACCTGAAGTTGGACTTGCATTAAACGTTACAAAATGATCAAAAGATATTAAATTAGCTTTTGCCTCTGCCGAAGATCCATTACCACCAGAAATTGTGATCTTTGGTTCTTCTAGATAATCAAATCCACCATCTACAATATCAATTCTATCCAAACTTCCTTTTACATTGCAATAAGCAGTTGCACCAGATCCTACAGCATCTGAAATTTGTAAAACAGGTGGATTAATTATATCGTAACCAGATCCTGGTGAAGTTACGGAAATTTCTTCAATTGGTCCATAGAAAATATTATTACCCGACTTGTAGTTGAGTAATTCTACACCATTTACTAAAATGCCAGTAGCACCGGGTAAAGTTTGAAACTGATTTTCATCATCAACTGGAGTAGATACCTTTCTAATCAGTTTTTGTGGTTCTAATTGTTTTGTTTGTAGAGTACTATCGGAAACAAAAGATGAAAATTCTAATTTATTGTTAGATACAGTTCCTGATACAGAAACAATTTTGTTTGCATAAAGATTTGCTCTACTTTTGGCTAGTTGAATTGTAGAACTATTGATCTTTCTTACAAAATAGAATCCATCAGATATTCCAAGATTATTTCCGGTACCGTTAGATCTATAATAAACAGCATCACCCGTGTAAAATGGATGATTTTGGATAGTTAAACTATTTCCACTAAAAGTTCCTGAAAATGTTACTGATCTATCATTTACTGTTACCTTTTGATTCAAATAGGTAGGTAAAGATGGAGATGCTACATATAAAGATTTTTCATCATCAACATAAACATTTTGTACGTTTGTGGTATACTTACTCAGAGTAGGATAATTGCTAGAGTCAAATCTAGATAAAATCTTTGTTACATCATAAACTTGATTGGAATTTAAAGGTCCTTGACCGGAAATAGTAACTGATTTCTGATTCCTATAGGAAATTATGGTTCCGAAAATTTCAGTTCCGGGTCTACCGAAAGATGGAAGTATTGAGACTCTATCCCCAATAACAAAAGAATGATCATCATAAAAATTCAAAGCGTAAGAATTATTAGAAGAATCGAGTAATTCGATAGATTCTGTTGTGTATGAAGTTGATACGTTAAAGAACCAATTATCGAATTTATATTCTTCTATCTCATCACCAAGAGTTTTTATTTTAATTGGATCACCTGCAGAAAAAGAACTATTCTGATCCTGCAATTCAATGTCTGATAATACTCCTGTTACTCTAAACTTTACAATTTTTTGCGAATCATCATATCCATAAGCATATGAATTTGATTTTATTTCAGTGCCACTTGGAATTTCTTGAGTGATTCCTGAGCAATTTAAAAACTGAGTAAGAGTTTTATCTGTATATGTTATTGTAATTTGAGATCCATTTTCTAGATCTACAATTAATTCTCCAGATTGAGGAAATCCTACTGTAGAGTCAACATCAAGTGAAGTCGAGCTTGATGTAAAACCACCAACACTAGAATCTATATCTCTAATAGATGTAACAGATAAAGTTTTTGGATGAATAGAAAATTCTCCAAAAATAGTACCATCAACATCAATATCTCTCTGATATCCAATATCTAAACTGAGAACATAATAATCTTTATTTGCCCTTTGAATTCTTTCTACCTGAGTTACAGTCCCTCTTGCTTTTGGTAAGAATGAACTCTCGTCCTGATAAACAGTTCTATTTACGAGTTGATTTATATCACCATCAATATTTTCAACAACCAAATCTTTAGTTACTCTGTACTGAGCATCAGATGGTTGAATTAGATAGTCTTGTGGCCTTATAACTGTAACATCTTTGCCATATAAAGCCCTGAACAAAATTTCAAAGGAACCCTCAGTTCCTTTAGATGAATAAAAGTCTACTGCTTGCTTAATGAAGAGACCATCATTCAATCCACTAAAAAGTGTTCTATCCTCAAAACCAGGAGTTACTTGAGTTTTTAATTTTACAAAAAATTTCTGTAAGAAAAGAATACTCAGATTCTTTACAGTCGATGATGAACCATGTTCCTCTACAGCAGAGTCGGTAAAAACAAGTTCGTCTGGATTTGATGAATTATCTAAAGATGTTGTTCCACTAAAACCTCTAATACATCCAGTAAAAGAAGTTGCCGTTTTTCCGGTATATGTTATTACTTCAGAATCAATTAAAAGAAGACCGTAAGAATTGGGGAATCCAGCAGTAGAGCTAACATTTATAGTCGTATCAAAAAAAGATACGTTAGATGTAAGAGTAGTAGAATCAATTAAATTAGATAAGTTATCTACTTTTACATATTGATCTAAATTGGAAATTAAATCATATGTAGATCCTTGACTTTCCAGAGACAAGTAATATTGTTTTAAGAATTCTGAAACTAAAGGAAATTCATCCTTTACGAACTCCGGAAGTTGATTTTCAACAACTGAACTAATTTTGATTCTTGTTTCTGCCATTTTGTTATATTCTTACGAGGTCTCCGTTGGAATAACTTGAAGTTACCGTATATGTTGATCCAGAGATATCAGAACCTGAAGATATTTCATCTGATACCATATTTAACACACTAGAAGATGCGTCTAATTGCAAATATAAATCCTGTAATCCAATGACATCATTTGATCTCGGGGATACTGAAATTTCAATAATAGATTCTCCTCCAATATTTTTTGAAGTCGAGGTAATATTGATTGGATTTAATATAATTTCACCTCTTTCATAATCAATTCTGCCAACATTATTTCTTACGACTGTAGGAGTATTTGTGGACGTTATGGTGAAGAAAAATATAGATCCTGTTTTTCCATCAGAATTTGGAATATCTGACATATAAACTGTTCCATTCACTGAACTAATAGTAAATCCAGAAGACTTAATATTATATCCACTCATTTTATTGATATGGAATGCATTTCCATAACATATCTCATAGTCGGCAAATTGATTCAATGCCGGTCTCATATCTCTTCTCATAATAATTTTGGTTATATTTGAAGTGATAGCACTGTTACTATCGTCAATCAATTTTAGGAACTTACTATACTTGAATCTTGCACCATACTTATTAAGTTCGGAAGAATTCGCATAAAGGTTTATATTGTTCGATACTATGGTCTGCAAGTAATCTGCACTTGGAGCCTCGTTTGAGTTATAGTAAACTGCAGAATTGAATTCAACGTAAAGATACTTAAGATCTAAAATTTCTGGAACTATTCCAGCAACACTATATTTTCTTAAACTATTGCGAATATTTTGTTTTACTTGACTAGAAACAAATGTTCCATTTATTGGTTTAATGGAAATGTAAACTTTACCAAATCTTGGGGGATTCAAATCTTCCCCACCAAAAACAGAAACTGATTCTGTCTCTGGATATATTGTTGGGATTATAGTTTCATAATCTGTTGCGGTTACAGCTCTATTTTGGGAAGAATATATTCTTGGAGCATATTTTTTGATAGAATCTACAGATTCTATGTCTTGTCCACCTCTAGACTCTGTATTAGTAGTTAATAGGGAAATTCCAGTTGTAACTACTCTATTGTTATTATCAACGATTCTTCCATTGAAAGTGAAAGAAGAAACTCCATTTGCACCTTCACCTGTAGTGGTTACATAGGAAACTTCAATATAATTTTGATTATCAAGTTTAACTCCAAATACTCCATCACCAAAGATAAGTTCATATCTTTGATCCTCTATCTCTTGAATAAAAAATACTCTAGAAGTAGAATCTACATCAAGTAAACTAGAGGATAATGTAAACTTACGAGTTACTGTGCTTGATTGAGTATTTCTAACAAGAACAGATATTGATTTGGTATCAATGTCAGAGTTATCTAAAATAAACTTTTGATTGAGATTATTTGAATCGACAGTAAAAGTTTTTACTAAGAAAGTTCCCTCGTAAACAGAAACATTCTCAAAGAGTGCTATTCCGTTTATAACTGGACGAGTAACGTCCTCAGGAATAGTGAAGGTATAACTTTGATTACCAAAAGAACTCGATGATGTGCAAACAGTTCCTTTTTTAAGGGTAAGAGTTAATGGTCTTGTTGTAAATCCTGTGGTAT